TCTTCGTGATCCATGATAGCTTTGCGACCACCTGTGCTGACACCTGGAAGATGTATCACTGTGTGAGACATGCCTTTGTTGATCAATATGAAAGCGGTTGCTTCTTTGAAGAGATCAGAAGTCAGGTTGCCCAGCGCGTCAGTGACCCAAACAAGGTTCTTCCACCTGTCCCTGCTAAAGGCACTCTGGACATCCGTGGTGTCTTAGAAAGCGAGTATTGCTTCAGCTAAAATGCACTGAAAGGTTCTAAAATGACACATACAAACTATGAGATATTAGGCTGGACCTATTACACAGGGGGGGCCGCAGCATGACCCCTGTTTATTACACACTTCTAATCTGCGACGATATGCACAGCCCTTGGGAGGAACACTTTGGGGATTGGGACCGAGAAACCGTCTACGACGAACGCTTGGACCTGATCGATGGCGATGGCTTCATCCCTTCCCAGATCAAGATCGTTCAATCGTCGGGCTATCCATCTGAGATTGCCGAACTGGTCACCTATCACAACCTCATCAAAGCAAGCCCGCACAGCACTGAAAGGAGAACTCTAATGAATAGACTTGAAGAACTGCAGGCAGCTAAGAACACAGCGCACTACAGTTTGCATGGCCGAGTGTATTTGACTGAGGGTATGTGGGATTGGGAATACATATGCCAAAGCAAATACCCTGGAAAGTTAATAGATGAAATTGGGATGATGAGGTCAGAAGGCGATGTGTATGTTGAGTACATAGTCAAAGAGCACATCAAAGGTGACGGCTCCAAAACAGTCTTTTCGACTTCATGTGACCCTTAGGACAACTAAGATTTCATAGGAGCAATCATGCACCCAAGAGAGCGGATCTTGGGAGAGATCAAGTACCGACAACTACGAAACGAACCAATACCAAATGACACCCTGGTTGCTGCGAAGCACTGGGGTGTTTTGATTCCTGACAACAACATCGAGAAAACTAAAGGAGAGCCATCAGATGGCAAAGATTAAGTACATCACCCCACAAGGTCGCGCAAAGTACCCGTGGCTGAATAAGCCTGACACCCAGTTCTCAGCTGACGGTGTCTATTCGACCTACCTGATTATGGGCCAGGAAGAGGCCGCAGAGTTCAAGCAGTCGGTCAAAGATTTGGCCATTGAAGAATTTGGGGCCAAAGCCAAATACACTGTCCCAATTGAAACTGACGAAGAAACTGGTGATTTGGTTGCTAAGTTTAAAAGCAACTACCTACCCACTTTCTTTGACAGCAGTGGTGAAGTGGTCACCTACGCACCAGCATTGTTTGCTGGCTCAATGTTAGCGGTTGGTGGCGACGCTGTCACATACACGGTCCAGGGTAAAAAGGGCATCAGCCTACGTCTAAACTATGTCCAGATCATTGACCCTGTCGGGACATCTAGTGGTGGTGGTAACCCATTTGGCACTGTCGAGGGTGGCTTTGTGAAGGCTGACGCACCAGCGGCACCAACACAGGCTGCTCCAGTGGCCACTGATGGTGACGATGATGACTTCGACTTTTGATCGAGGCCTAAAGAACGGATATAGGTCAGGTTTAGAAGACAAGGTGGGCCAGCAGATTACTACTGCTGGTCTTCCTCTTTTGTACGAGACAGACCGTGTGGAATACACTTGGCCAGCACGTCAATCCAAGTACACACCTGATTTCAAACTGCCGAAGCCTGGTGGGTTTTACTATGTCGAGACCAAGGGCCGCTGGGTTACAAATGATCGCGCCAAAGCCCTACTTTTGCACAAGCAGCACCCAGACATCGACATCCGCTACGTGTTCAGCAACCAGAACCAGCGCTTGTACAAAGGGTCTCCCACGACCTACGCCAAGTATTGCGACAAGCATGGTCTGACCTACGCGAACAAGTGGATTCCAGAAGCGTGGATTGCTGAGTCCCTAGCATCACTCAAGTAAGTCACAGGGTCACCTTCGGGTGGCCCTTTTTATTTTAACACCAGCATGAAGGAGAGAGCATGTTAGAACTACAGAAGAAAGAGCATGTCGAAAGTGACTTCATTGCACACACACCCTGTGAGGTATGCGGGTCCAAAGACAACGCTGGTGTGTATACAGATGGGCATACCTATTGCTTCGGGTGCCAGGCATATGAGCATGGTGATGACGATGCCCCACAGGCCCAGCGCACCTCTAAAGCACCATCAGAATTACTCAAAGGTGAGTACCACGCCATCCCTAGTCGCAAGCTGACTGAGGAGACCTGCCGCAAGTTTAACTACATGTTGTCTAGGCACAACGGCCAGCCAATCCACATTGCGTCATACCGAGACAGCAACGGCCTATCGGTAGCCCAGAAGCTACGGACTAAGGATAAAGATTTCCTTTGGGTTGGTGAAGCAAAGAAGGCCACCCTGTTTGGTGCCCACCTGTGGAACTCTGGCCGCAAGATCGTTTGCTGCGAAGGCGAAGTGGACGCAATGTCAGTCAGCCAAATCCAAGGGCACAAATGGGCTACAATTAGTTGTAAGTCGGGAGCAGCTGGTGCGGCTAAAGATCTATTGAATGCATGGGAGTATCTCGACAAGTTCGAAGAGATCATCCTGATGTTTGATAGTGATGAAGCTGGACAGGCTGGGGCTTTAGCAGCTGCTGAAGTTCTACCCATCGGTAAGGTCAAGATCGCCACCCTGCCCTACAAAGACCCCAACGAGTGCCTGATCAACGGGGCATCAGCAGATGTCATCAATGCGATATTCCAGGCAGCACCCTTCAGACCTGATGGCATCATCAGTGGTGTCGATATGCGCGATGAGATCTCCCAGGTAGACGCTATGTCTGCCATCACCTACCCGTTCAAGCGACTCAACGAGATCACCAAAGGCGTCCAAGGATCGACCCTGACAACCATTGCCGCTGGCTCTGGTGTTGGTAAGTCTACCCTGGTCCGAGAACTGGCCTACGACTTCATGTGCCAAGGTCAGAACGTGGGTATGCTCATGCTCGAAGAGACACCCAAGAGATCCGCCCAGGGTCTCGTTGGTCTTCACATGAACCGCAACATCACCATCGATCCTGATGCAGCTACCAAAGAAGAGGTAGAGGCAGCATATGATGATCTGATGTCTGACAAGTACGGTGCGTTCTACCTGTTTGACCACTTCGGATCGACTGGCATGGACATCATCACCAACCGTATCCGTTTTATGAATAAGGCGCTGGGCTGCAACATCATCTTCCTAGACCACATCTCAATCTTGGTCTCTGGTCTGACTGGTAAGGTCACAGATGAAAGACGCCTGGTGGATGACATCGTCACTCATTTGAGAACCACAGTAGTCCAGGAGTTAGGCATCAGCCTGTTCCTAGTCAGCCACCTCAAGCGGCCCATGTCCGAAGCGGGTCACGAAGGTGGTGCCAAGGTCCAGCTGTCACAGCTGAGATCATCACACTCAATTGCCCAGCTATCTGACTTCTGCATTGGCCTCCAGGTGGATGCTGAAGACCCAACATCAGGTGGCCGTGAACTGGTCGTACTCAAGAACCGTTTCACTGGTGAAGTCGGTTTTGCAGGTTCACTAAAATACAATCGGGACACTGGTCGGCTAATCGATACCGACGAAGACTGCCCCTTCTAAACATCAAAACATCGACAACAAAGGAGAACGCCTATGGGCGAACAATTACCTATGTCTTTTTCTGACACCAGTGTGGATGCACTTGCTTCCATTGATGTCACCAAATTGGAACGGATCGTGCTCACTGCCATCCAATCGTTTGGCAAGAAGGGCTGCATCTCGGACGAAGTGCTGCTTGGACTGCCAGGCTATCGCTACTCGTCAATCACCCCTCGATACCGTGCCCTGATCGACAATGGCCTCGTTGAAATCATTGGAACACGTAAGGGGGTCTCTGGCCGTCAGCAGCGGGTCTATCGAGCACTCAAAGTAAAGGATGTAGCACATGCATAATTTCACCATGAACGAATACCAGGCAGATGCTGCAGCCACCGCTATCTACAAGTGGAAGGTGATCTACCCTGCGCTGGGCCTAGCCA